GATACAGTTTCTCATACTTTCTATTGTATGAGGCAAGCACATTACTACCACCACCAAAAGTGCTAGACCCAGCACCAAGTGTATTTGTGATGTTGTAAGAATTTAATCCAGAGTTAGAAACTTGGAATAATGTTGAGTTGATTGTTTCTCCTTCAATACCACCAACATCAGATGACTGACGGAATGTAACATATGATTTACCAGAATCTTCAAAACCAGAATTCATATGATTAACTCTAACAATCCTATTATTGTTGCGGAATAAAGGAGAGTCTGCACTATCGTTGGATGAAGAATCTGTTTGGATTGGATTGAAATCTAACAATTCATAACCCAATTCTTCATTAGTTAATCTAATGTTTGCAGGAGTGTCAGTAACAAATACTGCTCTCTTCATCACAAACTTGATGTCTTGACTTAGGTCTTCTGTCCAAGCATCAACATTCTGTGACCTGTATACAGACCCGAGTAGTGGTTGTTGCGTGATGACCTGAGATGTAGAAATATCTGTTTCGCCAAGACGTGAAGACCATACTCTATAATCAGTTGAATCAGTTTCAATGCCTAGAGCATAATCAGTATTATTTTGTAGATAGATTGGGTGGTCGAATGTAAATCTAGTTGGTGATACAGAATCTAGAGTTTGACCATCCTGTGGGTCAACAGAAACACCCATTCTAACTGCAGGTGTATCAATCTCAAGTACTGGCTCGATGACCGCCTCTCTACTAATAGACCCATTAGGTCTTAGGATAATAGAAGGAGCATCAGTATATCCAGACCCTTCTAGAAGAATAGATGTATCAAATACTTCACCATTCGAGATGAATACGTTTGCTGTTGCAACACTGCCACCAGGAAGTTGTGGACTTTGGATGACTAATGTTGCTGAATCATATCCTTCGCCGTAATCAGTAATATTGAGAGAAACAATTCTACCAGAATCTTTGGCAATAGTTGCCGTTAAAGTAGTATTATTGAGAGTATTGAATTCAGATAAAGAAGGAATAGAAAGACCTTCATTTGGTTGGAATCCACTACCATCAAGACTGGTGTAGTTTGAAAGGACTAAAGAATAAACTTGGTCATTATTTACTCTGACAGTGTTCTGTAGAGTAGGTAGGAGTTTGTTGCCATTTTGGTCAACTACTTCTTTGACAATACCCTTTACGCCTGATGTGCGACCAGAAATTGTCTCACCAATAAGTAAATCTAGACTTCCGCTAACATAAATTCTGAGATATGTATCAGAAGACCTAACAACTTCGGTACCTGGGACGATATAACTGCCAGGTTTTCCAGAAGTAGTGTCGGATAGATAAACTCTAATAGGTAGACTTTCACTCTTCTGTGCAAAATAAAGATCAACACTAGTAACAAAGCAACCACCATCCATATTCTCAACACGGAATGTCTGTGTTAGTGGACTTGGTTTTGCTTGAGTTGATGCATTATCAATAAACTGCACACCTTCTGCACCCTTCAAGAAAGAAGGAATAGTTGAGATGATGGACGCTGGTTGATTTGGGAAAGTGCCAGTAGCATAATACTTACACTCTGCAAAACTATCTACACTCTCATTATTAGCATCTTCATCACTAGTTGTAAATCTGATAGTTTTGATGCCAGTGGTGAAGTTTAATTCTTCACCCTCAGACTCATATGCAACGCTATTGATGTCGCCAGTCCAAGAAGAGTTTTGGAGTGGTGCAGTGCCCGCAGGGAAAATCAATAGACCGCTAGCATCACCATTAGAATCGGTCTTAATAGAAGACCCATCTTCATTTACACCAAATGGACCAAGAGAGTTTGCAGGAATTCCCGTGTATCTGACATCTTGACAAACATAACGTGCTACATTTCTACCATCAATAAATGCATAGAATTTTGTGTTTGGTTTTAGTCTTCTTAGACTAAACTTAATTGCTTTTGACCTTGCATATAACTGCAATGAAGATGCAACTGTGGTTTGACCAGTTGTAGTAGTAGTAATACCTTTACCAACTTCATTATTTTGTGGACTAATATTTGATGAAGTTGAAATTGTCGCTGCTACAACGTTTGCTTCTGTATTAGTTGTAATATCATTCAGAGAACTAATGTTGAAGAATGCTCTATTCGTGCCAACCCAGTTAGTAATATAGAAATTATTGAGACTTGCATAACCTTCTCTAGCATCTGTCTTATTGACAAACACAGAGAATACCTTAGTATCATTATTCAGAATGTTTGGTGTTTGAGTATTGTCATACCAGTGGTCAATAGATGGTGAGATGGAAGCGTCACCAACATATTGGACAACTACAAATGGGTTTGGATTAATCTTACCATCTGCTGTTGCAAACTTATTAGAAATAAAGTCTTGAGTTGCATATGGAAGAGTTAAGACGTGACCAGTTCTTTCATAACCAGCAACAGACCTTTCCTGATTAGTAGTAGAGATTTCTCTCAATCCATATGAGTTTTCGACTGTAGGAGCAGTCAATACAGACTGTTGAGTATCAATCGAGCACTTATAATCTAATGACTTAAGATTTCCTACTGCATGATTCTCAAAGTTATCTACGATAATACCAGATTTGAATCTATCAAGACCGATATCATCTTTAATTTGAGTATTGAATGTTTGTTGCTCAAGGACACTTAAAGTAGTGTAATACTCAAGACGCTCGATACGTTTCTCCAGTTTACCGATATCACGCATCGTATAGCGACGATTATCAACAGGAGTTACACGAATATCTTTTACATTCTCTGTAAATGCTGGAATGAAAAGGTAGTATAAAGCAATCGCATCATCAGGAGATTCTGGTTTAGATGGATTGAGTGAGGAGTTGCCTTTTTTGACAATAAAGTTTCCTTTCTTGTTGAGGAAGATACCATCAATTCTATCCAAATATTGCTTGCTGTTAAATCCAAAAGTAAATTCTAGATTATCATCGTGTGCAGGTGTAGCAGAAGGAATACCACCAGACCCGTTAAATGAAATAGTATTATTGCTTGCTAGTAACGCTTTGTCCTGGAATCCAGAAATAATAGAGTTAACATCAACTTTAGGTCTAAAGTCAACCAAGTCAGCAAGATAAACTCTACCTAAAGAAGGTGAGTTGAAATATGGAATATCTGATGGTGGGACTCCAGTGAGCAGATAAGAATCAACTGTGCAGAAATCACCAGCAGAATGCTCGAAGTAATTAAAGACAACTACTAATTGTCCAAGAGGAGCATCAAAACCAGGCTTCAATACAAGACGAGAAACATCATAGAAAGTATCTCTTTGTCCATCATCAAATGTAAATCTCTCAGTTACATCATAACCTTCAATTACATTGTTTTGGTCATCTAGGGTAGGAGGATTGGATACAGACCCTTCAAAGACCTTAATATCAGTGCCATAAACACCAAATGCGTCTGCATATGAGATGACATCTGCTGTCTTGGCATCGTAGTCATAACCACGGAAAGGAATGACTTTATCACCAGATGATACGACAACGATTCTTTTATTTCTAATAGCAGTCTTGGTTTTAGGAGATGCTTTATCAACTTCAATAGTTGCGGTCAACTTCAATACAACATTTGACGCTGAAGATGCATCAGACCTAAAAGTTAAATTATCTAGAGTAATAGAAACTCCACCAGAAGACAATGCAGATACTTGGTCTCCAGTGATATACATGATATCACCATTTTCTAAACCCGTATCAGAATTTCCTTTGTCCAAAACTGTGAGCAAGAAGTTGCTTTCTCTAAAATCAATAAATCTCTGTGTGCCAAATTTTAATTGTGCAGAGAATGTAATTTGACCACCAGAAGTAGAAGATGTAGTAATGAAATCTCTACGAATATAGTATTTAATTTTGGTGTCATCACTATCTTGAATCAAACTGCTAGCAGACTTAAATCCTAGTGGTAATAAGAGAGAAGAATTTTCTGGATTAGAAATTTTATTTCTCTTTCTTACGAGAGTTGCATTAGATACATCTTCTTGAAGAGCAGTGTCAAGATACACTTGACCTCTTACTAATCCGCTTGGTGGAGTTACAGTTTCTACAATGTTTCTGCGTAGTACACCCGTAGAGTCGATAAACTCAACAATATCTCCAGGGAGTAAATCAATCGTAGGATTGCCAGAGAATGCTAGACATGTAAGAATCTTTTTACCCTCACTTCCTTCAAAAGTGGAAGAAGTAACATCTTTACTGGTGGAGTATGTAGTATCAAAAGTTTCTACGTCAGCGGTAAACTTATTGACTTCACCATCACCAAATTCTGAGAATAGTGACTTAACACTTTCATTAGTATATGTGTAAACTGTGTTTTTGAATAATACTGTTTTAACTACAGCAGATGTAGGGGGAGTGCCTGCATCAAAACTTACAATTACGGAGGGAGCAGAAACATACTCATCTTTCAACGCCTTTCTA